AGTAGGGCCATGGTGGTATTGGCGGCAAGGTTGGACTTGTAAGAATTCCTCAAAACGAAGTATCTAAAAATTCTGGAAGTTTATCTGAAAGATTACTTGCAGGAGATTTTGATGTGTATAATTCAAATAATATATATCGTGGAAGATCTGGAAATCCTCAAAGCTCTTGGACATTATTTGGTGAGCCTTATAGACTTTAGACAGGTAGATCACTTAGATAGGATATGATTGAAAAAGATCCAAATGTTCCTAAAATAGAAGGTAAATACATACGCAATAAAGGATAGGTTTCATATAAGATAAAACCAGGTGATGTTGGTCTTAGTACACATTATTTAGATAGTTATACACATGATTAGCCAACATTTGGTCAAATAGTAGATTCATTAAATGAAGTACTTGAAAAAGAAGGATTACCAAAAATAAAAAATTATGCCAAAACAGATAATAATGGAGAAGTTCAAGACTTGGTTTATAATAATGCGAAAGGCATAATGGCTCTACATGATAATATTTCTAAACTATATGAATTATAGAAATTAGCAGAAATAGTCAAGCCTTATATTAAAGACGAGAAAAAATTAAGAAAACAACAATATGAAATATTAAACAATTCTTCTTATTTTGTAAACAACGAATTGTCTGAACAGCTGAGAGATGTATAGTATAAACTAAGATAGATAGATAACTTCAGACATGGTTTTACGGATCTTAATATGGATAAGGCAACAAGTAAATAGAAACAATCTGCTATGTTTGCAGGAAACGTGGATAGAATATGGAAGGCTGTATTAAAATCTTCATTAGATGATTATTTTGAAGGTGTTAAAAAACAGAAAGCTCACGTAGAATATAATACAAAAGAGATAGAAAAGTATTTATCAAATCCTGAAAATCAAGCTGCATTTATGAGAAAGTAGGGAGTTCTTCCAAGATATGATCATCCTACATATAATCACGTTTTAACAATAACTCCTGGACAGCATGTAGAAGATATGCCTAATAAAATGGCTACAAAAAACACGCCTTTAGGTCCTTCTTAGATAGCAGTAATCGGAAGGAGGGGTACACAAGTTGTTGATCTTGTTAAGGAATTAAGTCCAGATGAAATATATGATATAAAGCAGTAGACTAAAAATAAGACTATTCTTAAGAAGCCTTCTGGAAAGAAACGATACAAAGATACTGGTGATAGAATTTATGGTTTAAAGCTATCTAGAAAAACCAAATAGTAATAACATTACACGGGTTCGATTCCCGTGTAGCGTACAACAATTAAAAAATATTAACTTAGTTATAATTTAAATTATGGCAAGAAAGAAGAAAAATCCATTAGGTGATTTTGAAAACGCTTTGAACTCTCTTGGGTTCGGTGGCCAGGAAGGTGGTGACAGCGTTACAGACATAGATAACCAAGATGTGGTTAATCAGGTGTTAGATGACCCTAATGATGATATTGAAAATTTAGATAATCCAGACACAACGGTGACTGAGGATAATAAAGATACAACAACGGATCCTAATGTGAGAGAAGACGACACAGAGGTTCCAGATAACATATTAAATAATACGTCCGACACAAACACAGTTGAAGAAAACGAATAGGAAGAAACTGTAGAAGATAATAATACAGAAATTCCTGGAGAAGCTGAACAAGTAGGAGCTTTTTTTGACGCGTTCGCAGAAGCAGCTGGATGGAGCGTTGATGATAGTGAAAGGCCTAAGAATGTAGACGAATTCGTTGAATACATGTCTAAGGTAGCAGAAGAGAACTCTATACCACAATATGCTGATGACCGTATAGCACAGTTAGATCAGTATGTAAAGAACGGTGGAAGGTTCGAAGATTTCTATCAGACGCAGCAAAGATCAATGTATTATGATAACATTGATATAGAGGACGAATCTAATTAGAAAGCAGTTGTTCGTGATTATTACAAACTTCAAGGTATGAATGACGAACAAATTAATCGCAAGATTGAGCGATATGAGGATGCTGACATGCTTGAAGACGAAGCTACAGATGCAATTAATTATTTAAAAGCTTATGAAGCTCAGCAAGCTCAATATATGGCTCAGCAACAGGAAGCTCAGAGACAAGCTCAAGAACAGCAAGCAGCACAGTTTGTAGAAGATTTAACAAACGGTATAAACGGACTTGCTGATATCAGAGGTATAGCAATTCCAAAAGAGGATAAGAAAGCCTTATATGATTATATAACAAAAACAGATGCAGATGGTCTTACTCAATATTAGAAAGACTTCAATGGCAATCTTGTTAATAATCTTATAGAGTCTGCATACTTTACAATGAAAGGTGATGCGTTGCTTGGTGAAGCTAAGCGTAATGGTCAGACATCTGCTGCAAGTAAACTTAGAAACATGCTTAGACATCAAACTAAGAATCATAGTTCTTATAATGTCGGCACAGAAAAACAACCTCAATTATTGGACATCGCGTCAAGATACCTATAATGAGACATTTTAATATTTTATGAATACAAATTATTCTTTTTTAAATAATCTTCAGCTCTACCGTGGTAAGCGTTTCGCTGATTTGGTAGACGAAAATATGATTTCCAATGCAATGCTTACAAAGCCTCATGAAGTAGCAGGCTTATTGTCATTGGTATTTGGTACAAAGGACGATGGTATTTCAACTACTATCGACTTGTTAACTGGTGGTCTTGGTTCAACAATGACTATCGACAATAGAGAGTATGAGTGGTCTGTAATGATTGACGCTGATCACGCTGTTAATATTCGTTGGGCAAAATGGAATGGTAAGGAAATTACTCCACAGTCAATTGCAGATGGTTTGACTCCAGGTGTTAATAACACTCCTATTTATCTTGGTTTGGAAGAGAAGTGGTTCGGACCAGGTGCAATTCTTGCATTTGACAATGTAAACTTCCAGGTACGTGTAAACGGTGTTCCATATCAGGATGGTAGCACATGGGTATATGAGTGCTATGTAGCAGAAGGATTCCAGGGTTCTTATATTCCTTGCGAGTACTTGCTCCCAGGTCGTCAGGTAGACCGTATTGGTTCTGCGTACGAGGAGTACAGCGATGAGGCAGATATCATCAACTATCAGACTCCATTTAAGATGCGTAATAGCTTGATGACTATGCGTCTTACTTATGATATTACAGGTGATGCTTACTCTACAGTATTGGCTATTGCTTTGACAGATCCTGAGACAGGTAAGAAGTCTTATTTGTGGTCTGATTATCAGTATTGGAAGGCTCTTCGTGAGTGGAAGAAGCGTGAGGAGAAGCAGTTGCTGTTCGCTCATTCTAACCGTAATGCAGATGGTACTTACAATTTGAAGGGTACTAATGGTCGTTTCGTTCCAATTTCTGCAGGTTTGTTCGAGCAGATTGCTCCAGCTAATGTACGTTACTACACAACTTTGACAACTGAGTTGTTTGAGGACTATTTGTTCGATCTTTGTTACAATATTATTGGTACTAATGAGCGCAAGTTTGTTGCTTTGACTGGTGAGATGGGTATCCGTGAATTTGACCGTATCTTGAAGGAGAAGGCAGCTAGCTTCAATATGATTGATACGCACTTCATCACAGGCTCTGGTCAGGAATTGACTCTTGGTGGCCAGTTCACAACCTACAAGATGACAAACGGTATCGAGCTTACAGTTAAGCGTTGTGCTATGTTTGACAACATGGAGATGTTCCGTCAGCTTCATCCGTTGACAGGTAAACCATTGATGTCATATACATTCTTGTTTGTTGATCTTGGTCGTCGTGACGGTCAGGCTAATATCGTTAAGGTATGTCGTAAGGGCCGTGAGTTTGTACAGTGGTGTACAGGTGGTTCTGTATTGCCAAACGGTTATGCAAACAATATAAATACAATGCGTTCAAACAGCCGTGATGGTTATCAGGTACACTTCCTTGGTGAAGAGGGTATTATGCTCCGTAATCCATTGTCTTGCGGTATCTTGTACTGCGATGCAGAGGATCAGGAGACTATCGCTTTGAATAACAGAGGCGACGAACTTAAAGGTTAATAAAATACAATAAAACACACATACAATGTTCAACCTGCACATTTTGCTAAAAGCCGGGGCAATATAAGCTAGCCTGAAAGGATCCTAATAAGAATAAGCTAGCGTGTGCAGAGCTTGGCATTGCAACAACTAATTGCAAAATTATGGTAGTTGAATTAAAAATTAGAAAGAAAAATCCCTGGGCTGGATTAATTAAGTATAAGCAGTGCTTTGATTACATTGCTCCTTATTTTACTAGATCTGGGTCGATATACACAGGTTTAA